GAATCAGCACTTCCAATAGACCAGGGCCGATACATTGCAGCCCAGAACATGGTCAATCAATCATTGGGTTCGCTGAATCTGGAACAATGCAGAAGGTGGGAAGTGACGGTTATTGCGGGCATCGAGGCCGATAAAGCTAAGCAAGCAGATGCCCAATACCAGCAGGAAGAAGCACAACGTCTAGCCGACAAGATGGCTTCTCCTACTGGCAGGACTTACTGCAACCGGATTGGTAATCAGGTGCTTTGCAACAGCTACTGATACAGCAGCACGATGGCTTGGTATTCCTTAGGAACCCGGTCTATTGCGTCTATGTAGGCGTATCCCTGTTGATCTGGGCGGGCAACAAACCATGTTTCTATATCTACCCAATAGGCCCATTCCTCTGGTTCGGAGTGGATCTTGGCTTTTGCTAGTATCAATTCTTGGAATTCCTCAGCGGAGTATTCCCGCTTAAGTTTCCCATCCTGAAAAACGAGAAAAGCCATATAAGCCTCCTTATTTCCTGAATTCCTGAGGCACGTCGATCGATTCCACAGCAGCGAACTCGATCATCGCTTTCTTGAAGCTGGTGCCTTGGGTATTCAGGTGATATCCCTGAGCGTAGATGCGACCACGCTTGTCGGCCTTGTGGGTCAGATGAAAGCGGTTTCCGCATCGAGCAATGAGCGAATAGAACTCATAGCTCTGCTTCTTGAACGTCTTCCAGTTCTCCTTTTGTTGCTCCACACGTTCAGCAGCCTCGTGGTCTGAGAGGTCCTCACCACGTTCCCATGCAGCTTCCTTGATCTTCTCGATCGTGAACTCCGAGTTGGGATCCTCTTCGATCTTGCACAGGAACTCAGTGTCCAGGACCAAAGCCACCTGGTTCATCTTGTTCAGGACATCGAGGCAAATGTTGCCTTCGTGATGATTCCCCGATCCGAGGATCAGGCTATCGTTGAAGGTGAGATACCCACTTTCCCGGTTGTTACGCAGCTCCTTGGGCTGGCACAACATCGGTGGAAGGAACCGAGTATTGAGGATGAACTCGATCAACTCATCAGACAGAGGGATTCTGCTTTCCAGCTTGAGGCTGGCTTGAGGACCCTCCTTGGAGATATCGAAGGCATCCGTAAGACACAGAACGGCCACGATCTCACCCATGGTGACGATCGACTCACGCTTGTCATCGAAGCCGAGACGCCCTGCCAGCTGAGCTACCACGCTCGTATAGAGCGTAGGCACCAGCACCTGGGCAATGCCCACGAAGATCTCACGCACCAGGCGCTCGAGATCCAGCTTCTTCAGCTGGCTCAACCTACGGTTCTTGCTGTCGTAGTAGTTACCCTCCAGCCAGTTCTTCAGGCGCTCAGCCCCTTCACGGATCTTCACAGCCATATCAGGGTTCTGGTCGATGGCATCCCGAACCTTGGCATCCACATGCTTGTGAGCGAACTTGTGCTCGATGTCTTCCTGCAGCGTTATCAATTCGATCTGGTTCATGGCTATCTCCAATAAAAGAACCCCTTTCGGGGTTCAAACTGTGGTTCTGATTCCAGCGATGATCTCCAGCAGCACTTGTCGGATCTCGTTCTTACCCCACGAGTTTTTCGTTTCGAGGATGGTGTAGAACAGCTTCAGTTGGTCCTGGTTCATTTCATTCTCCTAATAGTTAATGACGCGAGTAGGCTTACCGAGTGACTTCATGAACTCAATCATGTGCTTGGTCCCACGGGATTGACCATCCCAGAATGCAAGAAGGCCATCAGCAAATCGGCCCATCTCCTCATTCCTCATGAAGCCTGCTCGCTTTCCATACTGGCCCCAATCAGCAGGGAATTCGTACAACTGAACTCCCAGATCACGAGCTACATCAGCCCCAAGTGCATCAGCACCACGGGCCATTCCTGAAACAACAGAGACTGTGTAAGCATCCAGCTCTCCATTAGCGAGACGAATGAGCTGGCGACTTACCTCATCGTAATCACTGAAGTCTCGACCACCTGCAATGATCAGCTTGAACTCGTTCATTGCTTGTCTCCTAAGATGTTGCTGACAGTCCAGCTATACATGTCATCACGGAATTGGAGTATGAAACTCCAGAACTCCTTGACCGCATTAGCAGACGTAGAGATGGTGGTTTCGTATTCACGTACCACCTTCCCGTCCACTTTCACTTCGATTTTCAGGTGTTGCATGGGCACTCCAGGACAATGATGTCTTCGGGATCAAGCTCCCATTCTTCTACAGACATGGTTAGCTCCAGTAGGTAGCGAGTTCATCATGAAAGTCCTCTTCGAACTTCTCGGAGAGATCCTCGTACTCTTCGCTATTGGGACTGACCAGTTCAGCTGCTTTCTCGGATGCAAGTTCGGAGACAAGTGCCTCCAGATCAGCAAGAGAAACACCTTCATAGACTGCATCCAGTATTTGATCGAACGTCATGATCCTCTCCTTGGTTCATGGCACACGCCATCCATACCAAGTCCGAAGGACACAGACGCAAAAAAACCGACTATCTCCAGAGAGATAAGCCGGTTCAGAAAAAACAACTGACCATCCCGAAGGATGGCCAGTAGGTATTACTCGAGATCCAGACCACCCTTGTGGTCCTGCTTGGCGAGCCGGAAGTCGATCACCATCTTCTCCATCAGCTTCTGAATGCGGCTCGGATCCTCGCTGAGCCATGCGACGAGGGTTGCAGTTTCCTCATCACGGTCGCACTTCAGCGAGATCGCTCCGAGCTTCTTGGCGGTGCCGTCCTTGCGCGGGACGCTGAAGTTGATGAAAGCATCTGCCTTCCAGTTGTTGTTCTGCTGGTTGGACTGAGCGGAGGTGTTACGGGCGTTGAGGTTGTGAGCCATTTTATTTCTCCATAAAGGAAGTGAGGGTAGAGGGCAGGCTTTGCCCCAACACAGGTCCGAAGGACCAGGTTCAGTAATCGACCACGCACCAGAAAAGTGCAAAGGGTCGGCAAGATATTTCAGAAACGTAACAACCACAAGCTGGACTTAAGTACTACGACGAACGTAATAGATAAGTTAGCAGTGGCTTATGAAAAACAACAAAGATGGGTTCTCTGAGATATTCATCAAAGAACCCATATCTGTTAATAGACTGCCACGTAGAAGCGGTCAGTCATGAGACCTTTCTTCATGAAGGCAGCGAAGCCCTCATGACGTAGGGAACGCAACAGACCCCGAGCTACAACATCGTCGGGGCAGCGAAGGACAACCTTCTTATTCGTCTCGAGGACGATGGAGGTGTCCGGGTACATCCGACATGTAGTCCGGAGGTACTTAACGAGATCATCCTCGTACATGAGAGGCTCCTACTTAGGATATCGGGTGTTTATCGGATTGCGATGAGAGCGAGAATCGAAGCAATAAGGCAAACGATACTCATTAACTCACTTGTGGTCATGAGTTCCATTTAGATCTCCCACTCCTTTTCACTAACGTCCTCACTGAATGAGATGAGGAGAGCCAGTAGGATGCAGATAAGCATCATGGGAAACGAGATCAGCGGATGAAGGCCGTAGCCTTCGGTTATCCAGTCCATTCCACTGATGAAGAAGACCACACTGAACATCAGTGCGGCACAACTCATTGCTGCTTTGAGGATGGTATTTTCCATGAGAGTCTCCAGACTAAGTTCATAAGAGCGCAGGATGCGCCTCATTCCACTTCAAGTCCGAAGGACATAACTGGAGTCAACTGAGTGTCTCTTTCTATTTAGATGGACTATCTCTGTTGTGTATTGTGTTTTGTGTATGAGGGGTTTAAGCCACCCCGAAGGGTGGCTGGTTGTTACTGAGCTTGGAGTTCAGCCAATGCCTTGGCTCGTTCCTTTGCTCGTTTCATCTGAGCGATTTCACGGTCCGCTCTGGCTTCGTCAACGTATCCCGCACTGGTTTGTTCAGCGACAGTAGCGAGGTTGTCCAGGGAGATGGCAACCTTGTTGAATGCACCTGCGGAGGTGGTAAGCGAGGTCATGATGGCAACGATGGCGTTGATGATGGAGGTAAACATGATCTATTTCTCCTATAGGAATTAACGGTGATAGATGGGTGATCGAACCATCCAGTCCGGGTCCGAAGGACCAAGGGATGAGCACAGCGAGAGAAGCAGTGGCACAACGAGGGTGGGGTAGGTATGGGGTAAATCGTTGAGCGGAGAAGTGGGGGGGGGGTACTCGGGATTTGAAGCCCGAGAGTGTCAGTCCTGCTACCGTAAGCAATTATGATTTTTTGGAAAAAGTTTTGGGTACTGTCCCCTACCGTACCCAAATTATAAAATTCCAGAAAACCTGCGGACCTTCTTCCTATTTATCTCTGTTAACTTCTTCTTTCTTGTCGTACTATTCAGCCCATTCAATTTGAAGAAGAAGGTATGTCCGCACTTACAGTTGATCAGTTCAGGCAAGCACTGCCTGATAAAGTGAAGAAGTCTGTTAATCAAGAACTGATTGACCAGATCAACACTACCCTTTCAGATCCTGATATGTATGAGGCGTATCGGGATAATCTGCTTAGCTACACTCGAGTAATGTCTGATGGTCGGTTCAAGGTTACTGACTACATCAGTGCAGTAAAGTACGTCAGTCATAAGCTGATGGGCTGTACCAATATCGAGGCGTATAGCAAGACCTTCCCGGATAAGATTGCTCGCTTTACTGCTCAAGGGGTTTTGCCTAAGGACATTGCTTCTTATGTCACTGCATACAACAAGAGCAAGCTGGTTAATCTCATCATGGAACAGACTCTGATTCCGAGTTATGTTCTGAACCAGGATCTGTATCAGAAGGCTTTGAATGTCCAGGCTGAACTGATGGTGGGAGCCAAGAGTGAGAAGGTGCGTAGCGATGCCGCCAACTCTTTGCTGACTCATTTGAAGATGCCTGAGACGCAGAAGGTTGAGCTGGAGATTGGCGTCAAGGAAGACAGTGCTATTGCTGCACTGAGGGCCACGACAATGGAGCTGGCCCGTCAGCAGAGGATGATGCTGGAAGCTGGTGCAATGAATGCACAGGAGGTGGCTCATAGCCGCCTTGTTATCGAAGGCGAAGCCAAGGAAGTCAAATGAAGTTCATTGTGGATGGTACTGCCAATGTAGTCTGTACCTTGAAACCTTCAAGGGCTTCAATGACTGATCCTCTGAAGTTCCATCTTCAAGTAGTAAATGTGGAAGACTGTACTGAAGAGCTTTTCAATAACCCTGTGGTTGTGCCTGCAGTAGGGCCTTCTGCAAATAGTGCCGGTACAAATGGATCAGTTACTTTTACTGGAGTGTCTTTTCCTTCAGAGGGATTGCACCTGGTTCGATTGATGTACGCAACCCAAGTGGATCTGGATGGAAGCCCTGTTTCCCTCACCACTGTTCTCCAAGATACGGTCAAGAAGATCGTGCCTGAAACCACTATCACTCTTTAAGGAAAATACATGACTGTTCTAGCTTGGGATGGAAAGACGCTGGCTGCTGATCGGCTGGCCTGTGCAGGGATGATGAAGGCGACAGTGACCAAGATCGCCCGGGTAGGGGATGAACTTGTGGGAATCTGCGGAACGCTCTCTGTTGGAAATGAGCTGCGTGAGTGGTATCTCAATGGCGCTGATCCTGACTACTTCCCTGATTCTGCACTCAGTGATGGCGAGACGGATCTGGTCGTCGTCAAGGCAGACGGTACGGTGTGGGTCTATTCAGCCTCTGCTACGCCATTCCAGATCGAAGATTCGGTGTGTGCTTTTGGTGCAGGGGCCGAAGCAGCCTGGGGTGCATTGCTGTGTGGTGCCTCGGCTCAACGGGCGGTGGAGATCGCCTCTCAGATCAATGTGTCGTGTGGTAATGGGTTCGATCTCCTTGAGCTGCACGAAGGAATGAAGGTGCACTGATGTTTGACAAGGTAGCTACTGGGGTACTAGCCCTAATCGTGGGTCTTATGGTGGCCGGGGTTTTTACGGTTCCCGTCCTTTGGCTGTTTCAGGGTCTGGACAGCGTGTTGGCCAAATGGGCGGCCTGTTTGCTGGTGTTCCTAGCGGTGATGTGGTCCATCACATTGCACGTGCGGCCTCGAGACGAGAGCTACGCATGAAGCAGGGGTTCAGTGCGCCTGCAGAGGTGATGCAGCTCCTGGCTCAAGCAGACGAACGCCACGGGTTCCCTACGGGAACCATGGCTGCTGTGATGCAGCAGGAGATCGGGGGTAACTCCAAGTATCTGCAAGATCCATCGGCTTACCACTATCCAGTAGGTCCGGATGGTCGTCGGGTGGCCAAGCACACGGGCAAAGTCTCTACCGCCTTTGGTCCCTTCGGGATTCTGGAATCGACCGCTGCTGATCCTGGTTATGGGGTGAAGCCCCTGCAGGACAAGAGCTTGCCTGAACAGGTCCGCTTTGCAGGTGAGTACCTGGCAGCTCGAGCACGTAGGGCAGGAAGTCTCGAGCAAGGGCTGGCCAGCTATGGGGAAGGACCCAAGTACAGTCAGGCAGTGATGGCCCGACTGGGTGTTCCGGGTTCGCCTCCGCAAGTGTTGGCACAGGTTCCTGCTCCGGTGAATGAAGCTCCTGTTGCACAGCCGATGAACCAGGAAGCGGGTATGGCAGGTATGGCCCGTTACGGTAATCCGGAAGCGGTTGCCTATGGGGGTGGGTTGTCACTGCAGCAGTCTCTTGCACGTCTTTTAATGTAATCAAGGAGAAATAGAAAATGAATGATCAGCAGATCGAGCAGGAAATCCAGGCCAAGAGGCTGACTGCACCGCGCGTTACGCCGGATGACATCGAGGCGAATATCACCGGGGAGGTCTACTTTACGGCGGCAGACGGCTATCGCAACAGTCCGTGCTACGACCCTAATGGCCACGCGCACGAGCCGCTGCCGGTCCCTGCGCCGCTGGAGCTGCTGACCTTCTGCGTCCTCGTGCTGCGCAACGGCTTCACCGTGACCGGCGAATCGTACTGTGCCGACGCTGAGAGATTTGATGCCGAGCTTGGTCGCAAGATCGCCCGTCAGAACGCTGTCCAGAAAATCTGGCCGCTGATGGGATACGCACTGAAAGAACGCCTCGCTAGTAATAAAGAGCTGTGATGTCGGACCCAGTTGCAGAGGCTCTAGCGCCATGGAAGGTCGAGGATTACCTCAACAACATCAGCTATGAGGTGCCTGCTGACTATGTGCCCAGTGACTTTGCACTGGAGTTCGTAACCTTCATCAAGCTGGTCAATGGCAAGGAGGGGGAAGAACACAAGACCCCTCTGGTCCATTACTACATGCTGGATACGATCACCCAAGGAAGTAAGCGGGTAATCAACCTGTGCCACCGTGGTGTTGCCAAGACCACCCTGATGGGTGAGTACCTCTTTCTGTACATCGCTACCTACGGTGAGATTCCTGGCTTTGGTCTGGTCGATCTTGCGCTCTATGTCTCGGACTCGATCGAGAACGGGGTGAAGAACATGCGCAAGAACCTGGAGTTCCGTTGGGATAACTCCGAGTTCCTGAAGCAGTACGTTCCTCGGATCCACTTCACCGATATCCGGTGGGAGTTCGAGAACGCAGACGGCAAGCTCTTCATCATCAAAGGGTACGGGGCCAAGACAGGGGTGCGTGGTGCCAAGGAAATGGGTAAGCGTCCTCAGCTTGCCGTCCTCGATGACCTGATCTCCGATGAGGATGCACGTTCGGTAACGGTCATCTCTGCGGTCGAGGATACGGTCTACAAGGCAGTGAACTACGCCTTGCATCCCACCAAGAACATGATCATTTGGTCAGGCACTCCCTTTAACTCCAAGGATCCCTTGTACAAGGCAGTAGAGTCCGGAGCCTGGGCCGTTAACGTGTTCCCCGTCTGCGAGCAATTCCCCTGTGCTCGAGAAGACTTCCGGGGTTCATGGCCTGATCGATTCACGTATGACTACGTGAAGAAGCAGTACGACGATGCGGTAAAGCTTGGGAAGGTGGATACCTTCAACCAGGAACTGATGCTTCGAATCATGAGTGATGAAGATCGTCTGATTCAGGATCACGACATTGGTTGGTACAAGATCGATGCAGTTCTACGGAACAAACAACGATTCAACTTCTATATCACTACTGACTTTGCTACCAGTGAGAAGCAGAAAGCAGACTACTCGGTAATCTCTGTCTGGGCCTACAACAATGTAGGAGATTGGCTCTGGGTAGATGGTGTAGTCAAACGTCAGACCATGGACAAGAACATTGATGCTCTGTTCAGGTTTGCTCAGATGTACAAGCCCCAAGGTGTCGGGATTGAAGTTACCGGACAACAAGGTGGATTCATTCAATGGATCCAGGCTCAGATGCTTGAGCGGAATATCTATTTCCCTCTGGCTTCTGAAAACAATAATAATGCTTTGGGTATTAGGCCCAATACTAATAAACTGGTTCGCTTCAACACAGTAGTTCCATTGTTCAAGGCAAGAAAAATCTTCTTCCCAATTGAAAAGAAGAGTTCTCCTGAACTGGCTGAAGCATTGTCTGAACTTACCCTGGTCACACCTGGTGGATTCAAAAGCAAACACGATGACTTCATCGATACAATCTCGATGCTGACTTCCATGAATCCTTGGAAACCATCAGAAGAAGCTCCCATTACCATTGGTGAAAACGGGATGTGGGAAATAGACATTGATGATGAACCTGTTGATCGGATCATCTCGTACATCGTTTAAGGAAAAGGAATGAAACTCTCTGAAGTTTTCGAGCAACTCTCTGTTGGTGAACTCTCTCAACTATCTCTTGGTGGAGGTGAAGTAGGGCGGATTGATCCAAGCAATTATGGGAAGGTTATTGCCCATCTCAACCTGGGACTGACCAGTCTCTATACCCGATTCTGTTTGAAAGAAGGGGAGCTTATTGTTCCTCTGGTGCCAGATCAGCTGAGTTACTCCCTGAGTGCTCCTGATCTACTGAAGGTGGAACGGGTCTTTGATGCAACGGGCAAGGAATGGGCGCTTAACGATGAAGCCAATCTGCTGGCTTGCCGTTCCATTAGTCCATCTGTGCTGAAAATTCCTGCAGAGTTCCTGGCACAGAATGGTTTGATGAGGCTGGAGTATCGAGCCAACCATCCCCGTGTTGTACTTGAGTACGGTTACATTGATCCGGATAACACGGAACTTGAACTTCCATACAGCCATCTCCAGGCACTTCTTTATTTCATTGCTTCCCGTTGCCACAACCCTGTTGGAATGCCTAACGAGTTTCATGCAGGTAACAGCTACTACGCCAAGTACGAAGCTGAGTGCATGCGACTTGAAAGTGAAAGCCTGGATACGGATCAGGGAGGTCAATACAACCGGCTCCGTGCAAACGGTTGGGTATAATCGAGTAGCTACTAACTACCTAGAACAAACCAGGAAATAGAATGGATCAACGTGAAGCAACGCTCGAAGCCCCTGTTCGTCCTTTGACGAACTGGAAGAATCCGCCTCAACTGAAAGACCTGAAGCAAGATCTTCAGGATGCCAAGCCTATTCATGATGTCCAGCAGTCGAAGGTCAAAAACTGGCTGGACAATATGCATGTCACCGGAAAGGCTGTACCCAATACCGGAGCCAATCGGTCTTCTGTTCAGCCTAAGCTGATTCGAAAGCAGGCCGAGTGGAGATACCCTGCACTGACGGATCCTTTCCTCAGTACGGATGATGTGTTCAACATTCGTCCTGTAACCTGGGAAGATCGTGACGCTGCCAAGCAGAACGAGATCCTTCTGAATCATCAGTTCAATGTGCATCTGAACAAGATTGCATTCATTGATGAGTACGTTCGCACATGTGTTGATGAAGGTACTGTCATTGTTCGAACTGGTTGGGAATTCAAGGAAGAAGAGTACGAAGATGAATTCCCTGTTGTTGAATACCAGGTCAATCCAGCTGTAGCACCTCAACATGAACAGCTTGCGCAGATGCGACAGGAGTCGCCTTCACAGTATGAGTTCGATGTTGATGAATACTGGCGACAAGCCCATGAACTGACCCTCGAGAATGGTGTTCCGATTGAGCCAGTGATTACTGGTTATAAACTGGAAACACGAACTCGAACTGTTTATAACCGACCAACTGCAGAAGTCTGCGAAACGGCAAATGTCATCATCGATCCAAGCTGTCGAGGTGATATGAAGAAGGCACGCTTTGTCGTGCATAGCTTTGAGTCCTCACTGGCTGAACTACGCAAGGATGGTAAGTACAAGAACCTGGATCGAGTCAATGTAGAAGGCAACTCCCCTCTGGGTGAGCCAGATCATGAATCCCAGATTGGGACCAATGGATTCAACTTCAGTGATGAACCTCGTAAGCGCATCGTGGTTTATGAGTACTGGGGATTCTGGGATATCGAGGGTACTGGAGAAGTAAAGCCCTTCGTTGCAGCCTGGGTCGGTGACACCTTGATTCGGCTTGAGGAGAGTCCGTATCCCGACAAGGAACTTCCCTTTGTTGTGGTTCCATACCTCCCTGTTCGCAAGTCGGTCTATGGCGAGCCTGATGGTGAGTTGCTCGAGGATAACCAGAAGATCATTGGTGCTGTGACTCGAGGCATGATCGATATCATGGGTCGATCTGCCAACGGACAGACAGGCATCCGAAAGGACATGCTCGATATCACCAATCGACGCAAGTTCGATAAGGGCCAGGACTACGAATTCAACCAGAACGTGGATCCTCGCCAAGGCATCTTCATGCACACGTATCCGGAGATTCCGGCTAGTGCCCAGTTCATGCTGCAACTGCAGAACATGGAAGCAGAGTCCCTGACCGGCGTGAAGTCCTTCTCCATGGGAGTCTCTGGGCAGAGTCTTGGTGACGTGGCTGTAGGTGTTCGTGGTGCTCTGGATGCTGCATCGAAGCGTGAGCTGGCCATCCTTCGCCGTCTGTCGAATGGCATCATCGAGATTGGTCGTAAGTTCATCAGCATGAATGCTGCCTTCCTGTCCGATCGTGAAGTCATCCGGGTGACCAACGAGGATTTTGTTCAGGTTCGTCGGGATGATCTCCCTGGTAACTTCGATCTTCGTCTGTCGATCTCTACTGCAGAAGAAGACAACAACAAAGCAAAAGAGCTTGCATTCATGCTGCAGACCATGGGTAACAACATGGATCCGGGTATCTCGAAGATGATCCTGTCGGATATTGCACGTCTTCGTAAGATGCCTGATCTGGCTAAGAAGATTGAAAGCTATGAGCCTCAGCCCGATCCGTTGCTGCAGAAGAAAGCAGAACTGGAAGTGGCACTCCTTGAAGCACAGCTTCAGAAAGAAACTGCACTGGCTCAACAAGCTCAGTCGATTACTCAACTCAATATGGCCAAGGTAGGTACTGAACAAGTTAAGCAAGGTAATCTGCAGTCAGACACTGATCTGAAGAACCTGGACTTTGTTGAACAAGAGTCTGGTGTGAAACAAGAACGTGAGTTGCAGAAACAAGGTGAGCAGGCTCGTAGTCAATCTCAGTTGAAACTCATTGATCGTGAATTGAATCGGGAGAAAATGGTGTTCGATCTACAAAAGGAGAAGATTAAGAACACAAATAAAAATAAATAGTATATATTTAGCGCCACCTGATCCCCACGGCAGGTATTAACCAACAATAGGACAATGTAAATGAGTAACGACGCAATTCAGGAAATCGAACTGAGCATCAAAGAAGCACAAAAGATCGTTGATCTGGGTGCTGCTGTTCAACGCCTTGCTTCCAGCCGTGACTTCAAGAAAGTCGTGATGGAAATGTATTTCGAGAAGGAAGCAGTTCGACTGGTCCACCTCAAAGCCAATCCGGCAATGCAGGATAAGGAACGTCAAGAAGCTATCGTCAAGGAGATGGATGCTATTGGCTCGTTCTACCAGTTCCTGCGTACGCTCGAGATCCAGGCTGAGATGGCTCGTCGTGCGATTGATGATGGTGAATCGCTTCGAGAAGAAATCCTTGCGGAGGGTAATGCGTAATGGTGCAAGCGGCTGAGAATACGGATATGAAGTCTCCTCTGGAGATGTCCGACGAAGAACTGATGAACCTGGATCCTTCGACCCTGGATCAGTTTGATCAGCCGCAGCCAGCTGAAGCGACCGGGGGCGAAGCCCCTGAGGTCGCGGAAGCAGGCGAGGCGGTTGAGGAAGAAGAACAGGAAGAAAGCGAATCTTCTGAGCAACCTGCTGCTTCGTCTGCTGAAGAAGTAGAAGAGCAGGAAGCTGAAGAGCCTGCTGAAGAACAGACCCCTGCCACTGAATCAGAGGCAAAGGAAGAAGAAGCAACTCCCGAAGAAGCAGAAGTAGCTACCGGGAAGGAAGTAGATTACAAGGCCGAATACGAAAAGCTGATGAAGCCTTTCAAGGCCAACGGTCGTGATATTCAAGTCAGTAGTGTGGATGACGCCATTGCGCTAATGCAGATGGGAGCCAACTACAACAAGAAGATGGCCGCACTGAAACCGAACATGAAGCTCATGAAGATGTTGGAGAACAACGATCTTCTGAGCGAAGAGAAGCTCAACTACCTGATTGACCTGTCCCGTAAGGATGCAGGTGCGATCAATAAGTTGATCAAAGAAAGTGGCATCGATCCGCTCACTCTCGATACCGAGAAAGCGGAGGGATACACCCCGAAGTCCTACAAGGTTGACGAACGTGAAATCGAACTGGACATGGTGCTCGAACAGATTCAGCACACTCCGGCCTATCCGAAGACACTTGAAGTCGTCAGCAAGCAGTGGGATCCGGCGAGTCGTCAGGTTGTCGCCAATTCACCTCAACTGCTCAAGATCATCAATGACCACGTTGATCGTGGCATCTACGATGTGATTGCTGCTGAGGTAGAACGCGAACGAATCTTTGGCCGCCTTAATGGCATGTCTGACATCGAAGCTTACCGGCAAGTCGGTGACTCGATCCAGGCGCGTGGTGGGTTTGATCGCCTGGTTCAGAAGCGCACTGAACAGGGACAACAAGCTCCTACTCGTCCAGTGGTCGTTCAACCGAAACCGAAGTCAGCTGATGACAACAAGCTGCGCGAAATGCGTAAAGCTGCAAGTACTTCCAAGCCTGCTTCCGCATCGGCTACGCCTGTGTCGGATTTCAATCCCCTGGCTCTGTCGGATGAGGATTTCAGCAAGCTGGTTCAACCCAAATTTCTGTAAACCAAAATGAGGAACGAAAAGTAAATGGCACGTCAATTTAACGATCCTGTTGGCGGTACTCCGTCACAGGTTGGTACTCAGCTTCGTAACGAGTACTTCCAGAAGCAGGCGCTTATCGAAGCGCGCAAGGAGCAGTACTTCTCGCAACTGGCCGATGTGACTTCGATGCCGAAGAACATGGGCAAGAAGATCGTCCGCTACCACTACATCCCGCTGCTTGATGATGAAAACATCAACGACCAGGGCCTGGATGCTGCTGGTGCGGTGATTGCGGACGGCAACCTGTACGGCTCGAGCAAGGATATCGGCACGATCAGCGGCAAGCTGCCGACCCTGACCGAGAACGGTGGCCGTGTGAACCGTGTCGGCTTCAAGCGCAAGACCCTGGAAGGCACGTTCGAGAAGTTCGGCTTCTTCGATGAGTACACCCAGGAATCGGTGGACTTCGACTCCGATGACATGCTGCTCCAGCACGTCAACCGCGAGATGATCAACGGTGCGTCCGAGATCACCGAAGATGCGCTGCAGATCGACCTGATCAACGCCGCTGGTGTGATCAAGTTCGCTGGCAACGCCACGACCAACGCCACTGTTGGTTCGGATGATGTTGTGACCTACGGCGATCTGATGCGTCTGTCGATCGACCTGGACAACAACCGCACTCCGAAGCACACCAAGGTCATCACCGGCACTCGCATGATCGACACCCGTACCATCCCGGGCGCTCGTGTGATGTACATCGGTTCGGAGCTGATCCCGACCCTGAAGGCGATGAAGGATCTGCATAACAACCCGGCCTTCATCTCGGTCGAGAAGTACGCTGCTGGCACCGAAGTGCTGAACGGTGAAATCGGTGCGATCGACAACTTCCGCTTCGTCGTGGTTCCGGAGATGCTGAAGTGGGCTGGTGTGGGTGCGGATGCAACTGCCAACACCACGCACTACAAGACCGGCACCAAGTTCGACGTGTTCCCGATGTTGGTTGTCGGTAGCGAGTCGTTCACCACCATCGGCTTCCAGACGGATGGCAAGTCGGTCAAGTTCAAGATCACCCACAAGAAGCCGGGTGAAGCGACGGCTGACCGCAACGATCCGTACGGTGAGACCGGCTTCATGTCGATCAAGTGGTACTACGGCTTCATGGCTCTGCGTCCGGAGCGTATTGGCCTGATCAAGACCGCCGCCACGCTGTAATAGGCTAGGTCTGTAACGGTAGGGGGAGGGTAGCTTCCCCCTACCTATCTCCCCCCCACAAAAAGCAGAAAGGAAATTCAATGAGCGAAGAAACGACGGAAGTCCTGCAACAAGACGAACTCTCCACTCTCAAGGCCCGAGCTGATCTGCTCGGCATTTCGTATCACCCTTCGATCGGTGTTGAGAAGCTGCGTGAAAAGCTGGCTGCAGCCCTGGAAGGTGGTGCAGAAGAAACCAAGAACGAAGGTACGGGTATCGGTGCTCCTGTCGAGTCGGAAGCGCAGAAGCGTCTTCGACTGATGCAGGAAGCCACCAAGCTGGTTCGCATTCGTGTGACCTGCATGAACCCGGCCAAGAAGGAATGGGAAGGCGAGATCATCACGGTGGGTAATGCTGGTGTCGGCACGTACAAGAAGTACATCCCGTTCAATGCCGACGAAGGCTGGCATGTCCCGAACATCATCTATCAGGCTCTTCAGGAACGTCAGTGCCAGGTCTTTGTTTCGACCAAGACCAAGAACGGCGTGACGATTCGCCAAGGCAAGCTCATCAAGGAGTTTGCGATCGAGGTTCTGCCTCCGCTGACTGAAGAAGAACTGAAGGATCTGGCCCAACGTCAGGCCATGTCCAAGTCGGTCGGCTAAGGGAAGGGCACGCACATGACGACGATTGCTGATCTGACCCAAGCCAGTCTGGAAGGCACAGGGGTATTCGATGTCCTGATGCGTGCCAACAAGGCGCATCTCGAGGCTGAGTACGCCAAGGGTCGAATCAAGGGGCCTGAGTACGCTACGGTGTATCTGGGTTCCCTTGAATCGGTCATGAATACGGCACTGCAGTTCCTGCTCCAGAAAGATCAGGCAGATCTCCAGGCCCAGTTGATCGCAAAGCAGATCGAGAAGCTTGATAAGGAAATCGATCTCGTGGTGCAGCAAACCGAGAATGCTGCGATCGAGGCTGAAGTCCTGCACGCACAGAAGTGCAAGCTCCAAGCCGAGTTTGATGTTCTGGTTCAAGGCCGTCTGAAGACCTCTGCTGAAGTCGCTCTTCTGAACCAGAAGGTTCAAACCGAGAAGGCTCAGACAGTGGGTGCAGGTGTGGATGCCGACAGTGTGATCGGTCGTCAGAAAGCTCTGTACCAGGCTCAGACCGATGGCTTCCAACGGGATGCTGAACAGAAAACAGCAAAACTGATGGTCGATTCCTGGAACGTCCGTCGAACCACTGATGAAGGTACGGTGGCTGATGCAACCAATATGCTCTATGACCCTGCAGTTGGTCGAGCAGTTAACAAGCTTCTTCAAGGTGTGGGTGCTTAATCTGCCGTGGGGCGGCAGCTTGGAGGGGGCCGTAAGGCTCCCTCTTTTTTTGACCGAGGAGTCACATGGGACTTTTTAGCAGCAAGAAGAAAACCGTTGTCGATACCTCGGTGAGTCGGGTAATTGACGACAAGCGTATTCCAGAAACCATGAAAACGTCCGTGATCCAGGCGATCATGAACGATGAAAACATCTCTGAGCGTGTGCTCGAGAACATGCAGAAGACGGTGGCCATCCGAGCTGAGCGGATGTACCGGTATGCCCAGAAGAACTATATCTATGGGCTTCCTTCCGGAAAGATGAAGTCCAATCAGGAAGGGGTAGCTGAAGTGACTGAGCTACTTGAGTCGATCGAAGGCAGCCCCATCGTGGTCGAGTACTCTCAGCTTGCTCCTGCAAACCGTCTGCACGTGGCTTGGATGCGTCTGGTCAGCCAGCACGGATACAACGCTACAACCAATGTTCTGGCTAATCTCACCACACAGAAGGGTAGGACCGTCTATCTGGACGATGTTCAGATCGAGATTCCTGATACGGAAATCGACACCCTTCCCAAGGAATGTCTCGCACAATGGGGCCATGCCGCAGTCTCTGGATACAGTCCTGACCGCGCAGTTCAGGACCCTTCCCTCTATCAATCCAGCTCGATTCGCAGACTTAACAACGAAGGCCCTAAACGCCAACAAGCCAAGGTTCTATATTCCTGGTTTGGTCCAGCAAGCTTTGGACTACCTACCCGTCAGACAGGTAGCTTTCTGATTGATCTTTCAGATCTGGATCAGGATGAGGATTTTCTGCATGTGAAGTACAGCGTGGCAGGAACAACCAAGTTCTGGATGTATGAGATTGGAACGGGAACATATCCCGTTCTGGATTCCTTGTCTGATGTGCCTCCTGATACTGCAGGAACCTACTTTCCTTTTATCTTCTTCCGCCATGGAAAGCGCAAGTTTGATGAATCAGGATTTGTAGAGGGATATCGAGATAATAAAAAGATGTGTCGAATCCTTGATATGGATTACGACACACTTATTGACGCCATCCATGAGAACCCTGACATTAAGGATGTAGAGCAGGCAGTCATGATGTTTGCAGTAAACCCTCGAGGAGATTCCCAAGAAGAGAAAAGATATCTTTTTGACTACTTCTCTGAACAGGCTTTGTATCAGGACAGCACTGTTCGGGATACAAGCCTTTTTAGTGGTGCCTTCGGGTTAAAGGGAATTTTTTCCAAGAAGAGCATCAATACCAGGCACGTAATTGTTATTCAGGATCGTCTATTCAAGATGACTCTTGGTTTTGATGCAATCTACACTAGAACCAAAGCAGGTGTAATTGGAAAGAAGGGTACTTACTCCAGTGCTTATCTGACTCGATATCGGAAAGTAGAGGCAATTGATTTTTTCGATCAGCCATTCACTTCAGGGGAAGAGTACTCAGTACATGTCTATCGACATCAAGTCAGTGCCAGGTACTATGTGGAAGTGGAAGTTGAAGGGCTTGCCATGGAGTACAACGTTTCAGGTAAGTACAGCGTTGTTGCAGACGAAAAGGATAAGATCCTTCTGGTTCCTGTGGATCGATCGATTACACGTAACTACCCTATGGAAGTTCGTGAAGTCATTTACTTGAAGGCTCTTCACTTTGTTTTCAATAGCAAGGTTACCTACAAGGTAAAGTGGTATCAGGACTCTTTCTTTAGTTTTGTTCTGCAAGTTGCTGCCGTCGTTCTTGCACTGTATTCCTTTGGTGCATCCGCATTTGGTCAATCTCTATTGGCTTACTCCATTGGGATGACTACACTTCAAGCTGTGATGATTACAGCCATCACAGGATTACTAACTGCACTTGCTGTTTCATACGGCATTCAGTTGTTTATTAAAGCAGTAGGGGCTGAGTTTGCTTTTCTAGCTGCTATTGTTGCTGTTGTCTTTGGTGCTTATCAGATGATCTCCCATGGATCTATTACTGGAGCACCCTGGGTTACTGAACTCCTTCAACTTGCTAACGGACTTACTAATGGAATCCAATCCAATGTTCAAGCAGAACTGGAAGATGTAATTAGTAGTCAGTCTACTTTCCTCAAGGAAGCAGAAGAACAGATGAAGTTGCTTGAGACTGCCAAAGAACTACTGGAGCCAAGCAAGCTACTACATCCTTTCACCATTTTTGGTGAAGCCCCTAGTGATTTCTATAACCGGACAGTCCACTCCGGTAACATAGGCACCTTGGGGATCTCGGCAATCTCGAATTACGTGGATCTTTCGCTAACTCTTCCGAAGCTCTCGGAAACTGTAGGAGAAACTTTTGTATGAGCGGTTTTATGCAACCTAATGAGTTCAGTTCCCTTATGGGATATGGGACTGGAATGAATCTCTACAACACCAGTCCTGTAACTTATCCAGGTACTGTTCTCAATCCGTCTTTTGCACCCATGCCTGGAATGCCTGGTGCTCCCGGTACTTCTGATTGGCTCACCATGGATAGTTTCCTTGGCAAGGCTGGTGCGCCTGGTTGGGGCGGTATGGCTCTGGGTGCTGCACAAGGACTGTTCAACGGCTACCTTGGTTTGCAGCAACTGGGCATGGCCAAGGATGCGTTGAAGGAAGGCAAGCGTCAGTTCAACCTGAACTATGACGCTCAACGTCGTACCACCAACGCTGCACTGGAAGACCGTCAGCGTGCTCGTTTGGCTTCGAACCCGGGTGCCTATGAAAGTGTGGGCGCCTACATGAACAAGAATGGAATTCAGTAATGGCAATCACATGGCGTTCCCTAATGGGAAATACACCTGATCCGGTACGTGCGATGGGGGCTGCACAAGACAGCTTCAACAGCATGTTCGGTTCTCTCACTGGTGCCTTGAACCAGTACCAACAACAGCAGCAGGCCCAGGAAACCAAGCTCAAGTCTGACAACCTCGAGAGTTTCTACGCCTCTGCCGCATCCAAGTATGCAACTCCTGAAGCGTTCCAGGCTGCTCTTGCTTCCGGGGAGCTTCAGTCTCTGGCTGGTAGCTATGGGGATGCTATCGACAAGGCTGCAGTGCGTAATTTCATGGAGTCTCGTGGCAAGGTTCTCCAAGACCGGGCACAGAGTCAGTGGGCCTTTGATGACAAGACGCGAGAACGAAATGCAGCACCGATCATTGATCAGGTGAAAAGCAATATTGCTGCTGGAAAATTCGATACCGTCAATAAGCTTCTGGACGAACATGAGCTGCCCAATGAAGCGGTTCTTTATGAATCCTTGCGATCAGCTCAAGATAAGCAGGTTGAACGTTCCCGGGCAGATACCCGCTTTGGATGGGAAACGGGTGATCGGGCATATCTTGAAGGAGATCGCAAGATCAAACGGGATGGCGAAGCTGCAGCAGATGACATGGTTGAGGCTGTTCTGGCACACCGAGCAAACATTGCCCGACTGGCTCAAGAACAAGGCATGGCAGCTAAAGAAGCAGGGCTTCCTGTTACTTCGAATGGTATGCCTGACATGGCTGCTATCTCGGGCAATCAGGATTACCTGAACCGCTTTAACCAGGTTATTCAGGAACGGGGATTGCAGATGCCCAGTGACACTGAGGCCTTCCGTGGAGCCATTGATGTAGCAAAACAAAGTGGGGCACCTGGTTCTGCCCTTCTTTCTTTGCTTTCTCAAGGGGAAATGTTTAATACGACGCAAGGCAACATGCTGGTTGGGGCTGAGAAAGCAACGCTGGATCGAAATCTTGCTGCTCTTGAGAAAGAAGAAAAGGAGATCAAAGAAAAGAACTCCCTCTACCTTTCTTCAAAGAATGTTGTCGATCAGCTTCCGAAACTGAATTCTCAACTTAAGGATGCAGGGCTAAACGACGATGAGCAAAGACGGGTAGCTAAGCTTGTTCGTCAACGACTCACTGATTACCCGGATCAAGTTCTCCCAATTCAAGCAATTGTCAGTGCAGCCACTACTTCCAGAAGTTGGGGAGATGGGTTCTGGGATACTGTCCTGAATCCTCTTACGACTTACTCTGATTCACTGAAAGAAAACTTCAATCAGCTGATTTCTACGGAAGCGTTCTCCCAACAGCAAGCAGAATTTGAACTTCTCAAAAAACAAGAGGCTCGTATTGCTCGTGCTCGAGAACAAGCGGCAAATAGTGGTAAAGTCCCGTATCGTTAAAAACTAAGCAAGGAAGCCCCTTCATGAATGAAAAAGAGTTGATTGCAGCACTGAAACAGCAGATCACACCAGGTGCTGCTACAACTGAAGGGGCTTCCGTTCCCCAACTTTCTCTGGAGCAAGAGCGTTATCAAAAGATCTTTGCTCTTGAGGCTGTTGCAGATAAAAAGATCGCAGAGCTGGAAGCAGCATCTGCTGAACGTCGTCGTACCCATGTTCGTGAAAGAACTGACGATGAGTTCTGGAGCGACATGGCTGCTGGTTGGGGTATGGGTGCTGGAGCTGCTACCAAAAACGTAGCAGAGATCTCCCGTAGCACCCAGGATGTACCTGTGCTTCCAGGGATCATGGGCAACCTTGCCAATCTTGCAAATGCCGCTCGAAAAGAAATCTATGAGTCTCTCGGCATGGATCGGATCCTTCAAGAAGGCCAAGACTCAATTCAACAAGCGGGTGAGACAACTTCTGAGTACTGGAACGATGCTTTGTCGGATCCACGGGAAAAGGCGCGAAAGCTCAAGGACGAGCGAATCGCAGAAGCAGAGCAGAAAGGTTTCTTTCCTGCTTTGGGTCAAGGCATTGTCGAAGCACTCAAAGATCCTGAATCCCTTACTGAACAAGGTGCCAACCTTGCGGTTATGGCTGCTTTGGGTCGTAAGGGAGGTGCAGAGCTTGCGGTCACTGCAGGGGCAGGACTTCAAGGGGGCGATGTTGCGGGTCAAACTCGTGAAAGCCTGGACAAGCTTGATATCAAGTACTTCGAAGCTCTCCCTGAATATCAGGCCCTGATCCAAAACGGACTCAATTCCGAAGAGGCCCGTCGACAGATTACCGATCAAAAATCCAAGGAAGCTTTTGCAACAGGTGCAGCTACTTCACTGGCACTGAATGGTCTGCTTCCTGGTGGGAACTCCATTGAAAACGTACTCGCTGGAACTGCTGCAAAAGCCACTACGCTAAAGGGTGCTGGTGCCAACATTCTTAAAAGCACCTTGGGTGAAGGCGGCACTGAAGGTGGTGAAGAAGGCCTTGGTAAGCTGACTGCCAATGAGCGTGTTCAATCCGTGGATCCGGAGCAGACCCTAACCGAAGGTGTGGGGTCTGCGACTGGTATGGGCATTGGCATGGGTTTGCAGATGGGTGGTGGTATGAACACCCTCAGTGGTTCTGCAAACTATGTTGGTGGAAAGTTGGAAGAAGCCTCTGCGGCCATCCGAGAAGCTGGAGCACAACAAGCCTCTCTTGATGCTGCCATCCAGTCAGGCGATGCTTCTCCGTTCCTGGATCCCAAGTCCAAGACCTACGATCCTGTGAAGGGGTTGTCTGTTCTCTATGGCAACAGTCAGCTCGACGGTACGACCGAAGAACAGAAGAAAGTCAATCAGGAGAAAGCTGCTGAGGTCATCGAGCAGCTTGAAACGAAGCAATCGACTCTCAAGGAAGGCCTGGATCAGTTCGCACCTGAGACGGTTGCTCAACAGAAGGCTCAACTCACTGTCGAGAAGAAGGCTCTTGCTGCCTTGGATCCGGCCAGCCCTGAAGCTCAAAAGAAGCAGATGCTTGTCGATCTGCTGGAAGAAGCTGTAACCGAGGCTGAAGCCAAGCCTGCTGACGAGATCCGACAGAACAAGGCTGAACTGGCTCGTACTGAACGCATGCTCGCTGAGGCGCGCAAGGTGAAGATGCAGTTCGACAATCAGCCTGCGCAAGATCTTCAGGCCGACATCACTGCAGCCTCCTTGACATCACTGCAGCCTCGAGCGAAGTGGATGTCAACGATGCTCAGGCGGTCGATACAGCCCGTCAGTCGGCTGAACGTGTCCTTACCCTATCCATGCAGAACACGGCTGCTGTGAAGCCTGCCATGGCCCTGCAAATTGCCAACAACCTAACCAACGGTCTGACCGAAGATCAGCGAGGCTACCTGCGTCAGTTCTCCGAAGCACGTGCTCTGGCTAACCAAGCCAAGGGTACTGATGGCGTTCGTGCGGAGATCCTGTACGGCAACAAGGAAGGCACGATGATGGGCATCGAGCAGTACCAACGTGAGATTGGTACAGCCAACCGTCTGAAGGATCGTCGTTCGGCAGATCGGTATCTCGGTTACCTGGCTCGCTTTGCTCAAGATCACCTGGGCAAGCAACTAGCCATGACTGAAGCCTATGATCGGATGGAAGCTACTGGGCAGGCGTTCCAGGCCATCAAGTCGAACAATGTATGGGAGGTGATCCCGCGAAGCCTTCCGGATGCAGTGGTAAAGCGCAACGGAGGCTTCACCTTCAACCCTTCGGACAAGGGCATGGAAGCGGGCATGAAGCAAGTGCATGCCGTTACCGTTGAAGCCGAGCTGCTGAACAAGACCCTGCAATCACTGCAGGCGTCGGTGGCGCTGACCTTCGGTGGCCCGGTCACTACTCCCAGTCAAGCTCAGTCAACTCAGAAGAGTTCAGTTGACTCTCAGGCGGCTCCTGCCGCTCAGTCGGAGCAGACTACAGAACCCTCAAACCAGTCTAACGTTGACTCTAACGTAGACTCAGCTTCGAGTGAACTCAGTGCTTCGACAGAAGCGCAGGCTGCGCCTGCACCTACTCAGTCGACTGAAGATAGCTACTCAGAATCTACTGAAGTAGCTCCCAGTGAGCTGGCTGAGACGGCAGAACAGAATGCTCCTGTTGCTGAAGAAGCTCCGGTTGAAGAGGCCAACATCGAATCCGGTAAGCTCTCGACCTTCGAACAGCGCAGCAAGGAGAAGAAGCCTTTCCGCCTGCGTAACCTGATCGCAGATTTCTTTGCCCAGAACAGCCGTAGCGAAGGGGCCAAGACCTTGAATCCGCTGGTTCAGGTCAAGGATTTCCTGTCCCAGTGGGAAGCAGGCAAGGTGCGTGCTACCGAGTTCCTGGCGCTGGATGCACTGTCTGAAAAGCAGATGGATGTTCTGTCACTCTTCCGTGAGAAGGCTAAGGCATGGGCACCGATCATCCAGAAGAACCTGAGCAAGAACAATGATCCTGCCTACAACTACAACGACATGATGCAGTTCCTGATTCAGTCGTTTGATGTGGACGGCAAGACACAGCTTGATCTGGAAGAGAACATCAAGACTGCGATGAGCTACGCTGCATTTAGCTGGATCGGAGAGCAGGCTTCCCGTAACAGCCAGAACAGCAAAGAAGAGATTAATCAGATCCTCGACAAGGATGAAGCGCACGAACCTACTGATGAACAGTGGAGTCGCTTGGCTGATATCGGCACTCGGGAAAATGTGGTGCGCAACGCTCTGGGACAACGTGCAGTTGCGGCACTGGGTCTGAAGGCACTGAAGAATGCTCCGCAAGGTCTGCAAGCCAAGCTCGAGAGTGTCATGGGTGCTCATATTGAGGCGATGCTTGTTGAGCAGAATCTGATCAATATTGAAACAATCCCTGATGAAGAGATGGCTGCACTGGCTGAACGCGAGTCGGTTAACAGCAAAATTCAACACCGTTTCGTTACTGTTGCTCGGGAAGAAGGCAAACCTACTTGGGATGTCCAGCAGATCTACTCGGCAACGACAGGTACGCAAGGCGTGCTTGATGCACTCTTCTCGGTTGAGCCAGCCCTGAAGGAGCCGTCCCTCCAACCGATTCCTTTCGTGCAAAAGCTCGCTAAGAACTCCCGTCAGCGTGTGCCCAAGTTCCTGGCCAAGATTCTTGAGAAGGCCAACAGTGAAGCGAACTACCTGCGTGAGGATTCGTGGGGCATCTTCAGTCAGTTGGATACTGAGGCTTTGGATACGATTGCAGGTGTGGAAGATGCCTATGAAGACCGAACCCACAAGGCCCGTCGTAAGAGTATCGAAGCCAAAAATGATGGCCTGCGTCGTGAGATTGATCGGATGTTCGACTTCGTGCAGGGCACCTTGATGCAAGTGGGCCTGGATCATCCGATGTACTTCGACCATGTGGTCTGGAAGCAGCAGCGGGTGGGTATTGCCACGAACATGATCAATCCCCAGACTAGCAAGGTGCATCGCTTCCTGATGTACCGTAAGGCATGGGAAACGAAGGTTGATCCAAGCAATGAAGCTCAGCTTCAGAACTTCCAGCTGCGGGTGCTCGAAGGCCTTGGTGTTAAGACTGACAAGCAAGCCAATGAGAAGTCACTGACCGAGTTCGAGGCCAAGATCAACGATCCGAAGATTCGTGCTGCAGTAGATGCGATTGTTGCTCTCCAGCAAGGCACACCCATGAACGATCAGCTCCAGGAAGCCATCGTTCAAGGTGTGAAGAAGGGTGGTGAGAAGATGCACTCCTTCGATGCGCTGATGGCCTTGGCTCATCAGAAGATCGCCAATGGAGCGCCTTTCACCGTCTACATGATGGGTGAGGTCGATGGTGTGACCAACGGTCCTATGCTCTCTCATCTGGCTCTGGGTGCGGCCAGCTCAGTTCCTGCCCTGTTCGCTCTGCTGAACAAAGGTGGGTTCTACCAAGAAGGAAGCCAATACCTTCAGTACAACCTGTGGCGTGGGTCCGAGAACAAGATGGACCTGTACGAGACGACTGCCAGCCACATGATGGATGCCGCCGCTGCTTTGCTGAAGAAGACTCCTGCACTGGGTCCTGTGCTCGATGCGGTCTATACCTTCACTGGAAATCTCAGGAACGAGGAAACAGGCAAGATCGAAAAGGATGGTCGAAACATCGTCAAGACGCCTCTTACTGCGATGATCTTTGGATCTTCCTTGAACAAGGCTGTCGATAGCATGGCTGATGCGTTCATCGAGTCGATCTACAAGAAGATTGAGTCACTCACTCAACCTGGCTTCAAGCCGGGTGAGTCACTGGATCGAGTGACCCTGATTCGTCAGCTCAATGTTCTTCTTGGAACCATGCGTATTCCGGAGAACATTTCTGTGGAACAACTCCTGGAAATGGACTTCTCCGAGAGCAAATACCTGGAGCACCGTAAAGCCATTAAAAAGGCTTTTAAGGCTTCTCTGGGCCAGGCTGTCAAAGACACCATGGCACGAGATTTTGCCCTCTTCGAAGAGCGTCGTACTGCGGTGAATAGCACTGCACGGATGACCTTCGCTCTGTACGATGGGGTGTATCAATCTCTGCGGGAAGGCTTCATTGCAGAAGAAGTGAAGGCAGGTCGCCTTGAAACAGATGGTGCAGGCAAGCCTATCGAGGAACTCACGATCGAGCAGGAGAACCAGCTTCGTGAGCGACTGGCTCGCATGGCTCCGGTGATTCACACCTACATGAGCAAGAAGGGGTCTCTGGACGAAGGTCTCACCATGTCCAAGAGTGAGCGCACCCTCTCTGATCGTCCGACCTATGCCAGCGAGCCAAAGATTGCAGGCAAGACCACGCTGACTCGTGGATACGAGACTCGTGACATTGATCCAGGCGTAGCGATGGGTGTGATGTCGATCCACTCAGCAGATAGTGCCATCTCGCACATTGCTGCTTCTCTGGCTGAGGTGCTGAACATCCACGATGCTCACGGATCTGGTCTGGGTACGTTCGAGCAGACTGCACGCAACCTGAACGAAGCAACCTGGGAAGTGATGCTGAACTTCTCTCCTGCACGAGAGATGTACAACGCCATGGCCCGTACCATCCAGAACATGGCTGCGATGCAAGAACGTGGTGAGCTTCCGGTTGCTGCACTGCAGGCAGTGGCGGCAAACCTCTCTGAACTCCATGCTCGGATGAATGAAGATCAGCGTCCTGCACTGGAAGATATGCTGCGGCTGCAGCTGCTGAACATGGATGCCAATGCGCGTGAAGCAGACAAGATCAAGCTTGAAGCCATGGCTCAGATGATCGCTGTGGATCAGTATGCCCTCGAGGGAGGTAACTTCCTGGTTACTGATCAGCATCGTGAAGCAGCCAAAGCGAAGCTGGCTGATCTTCCGACTACGACACCTTCTGCTGATCTCGTGGCACTGGCTACCTTGGAAGAAGCCCTGGCCCCTTATCTTCAAGAGAAGCAAGCCAGCAAAGGAGTAGACGAAGCTTTTGATAAGGCAGAAGTCTCAAACATCCCGTCGATCGAAGCCATGCAGGTTCTCGAGCAGATGCTTGCTGATTCCGAGATTGATGCTCAAACAGAAGCCAAGCTTCAGCAAATTCTGACCAAGATGTGGGCAGGCACACGTAACCTGAAAGAAGCAATCAAATCGGTAGCTAGTGGGCTGGAAGCAACTTCCTTGCTGGCACTGATCATGGAAGCTCACGCACAGGTTCCTGCTGATCGCTGGTTCCCTCTGGGAGAGCCTACAAACCCCTCTGATCCCCTGTTCGTCAATGCCCTGTCGGTTCGTGGAGAGATCTCTGTTGATCAGGCACTGGAGCTGATTGGCCGTCGTGTGAACAAGCTTCCGGAGAACCAGAAGCAGTTCAACCAGCGTCTAATGGCTTTGCTCAAGCGGACGGTGAACAAGGATCTGAAGATCAAGTTGATCACCCCGGCCACTTTGCCTGAAGCGGTGCTTGAGAAAGGGGCGGATAAGTCTCGTGGCTGGTATGCCCTGAAGGGTGACCAGGAAGGGATCTACGTTCTGTCGCCTGCCTTCCAGGATTCCCAGATCACCTGGGATCTGATGATGCACGAGCTGGTGCATGCTGCCCTGGCTCAGGCTGTGGAAGATGCCAAGGCGAACCCTGGTACGCCTGCTGCCGAGCTGGTGAGTGAGCTGGATGCGCTTCTTGTGAAGGCCAGTGAGCTGGCTGCCGGTACGCAGTACGAGGCAGCAACAGCGAACGTGCATGAGCTGCTGGCTTGGGGTCTGTCGAATGAAGGCTTCCAGAAAGACGTGCTCTCGAAAATCCAGATGGAGTCCAAGAACAAGGGTAACCCTCTGTTGAACGGCTTCCAGAAGTTCATCGAGGCGATCACCAACTTCCTTTTCAAGTCCTTCCAGAAGCCTGTGTCGGACCAGAACGGGATGGGTGTGCTTATCACCAATGCGTCAGGTCTGTTTGCTCATGCGGCTTCCACCCGTGTTGCAGGCAACCTGGTGCTGAACCAGATGAGCACGACTCAACAGGTGCGTACTTACTCCACGCTGGATCTGTTCAACGCGCTTGCCAGTCCTCTTCAGCCGATCTCGAGTGAGTTTCAGTCGCACCTTCAAGGTGTGCTGGATCGGATCGTGAACAAGCTTCATGGTCCTTTCGGCTCCTTCAAGGAAAGTCTGATGAAGGATCAGGCAATCTCTCCTCTGGATGTGTGGGCCAAGGCACTCAACACCGGAGAAGCTCCTTTTGCCTCCCAGATGAGTGCTTCGCCTTTCCGGGTGTCTGAGCAGGAACGCTTCGTGATCGAGCAGGTGGAAGCCACTGTTCGTGCTGCGCTGACGGACAAGACCGGCAACACGACTGCTGCAGCCAACGAACTGAGCAAGCTCTACCAGGAAGCACGTCGTCGTCTGAAGGTGTCGGACTTTGCCAAGATCGCAGGTAATGCTGATGCTCAGTCGCTCTATGACTTCGTGTTCAAGATGGAGAAGGTCAACGGAAATCTGACTGATCACCTGTCCCGCTTTGCTGCGATGGGTATGGCTCATGAAGGTGTGCGCAAGCTGCTGGACATGCAGACCGAACGCAACGATCAGGATCTGTCCAACCTGACCTTTACCGAGAAGCTCTCTGCGATCTTCGAACGTATCCTGTCCTGGTTCAACGGCAAGCTCACCCATACCTACGCAGGCCAGTATGCGGATGCCAAGCTCACCATGTTGGTCGAGCAGCTGG